CCAATCGCGCCCGAGCCCGAGCGGAAGATCTGCGTGGCGAGCGAGTTGGTCAGAGCGCGGATCGCGCCGTCGATCACGACCTGCGCGCCGTTGATGAACGCCATCTTGTCGGTCTTGCTGGCGAGCATCGTCTGGTTGTCGATCTGCGCGATGGAGTAGTTCGCCGCACGGGTCAGCGCGAACGACTGGATCGTCGCGGCCGTCTGCTGCCCCTGCGCGTTCGAGAAGGTCGCGCTGCGGCCCTGCGAGGTGTTGATGATCAGAGGGATCGGCATGTACTTGCCGCCGAACTCCTCCATCTTCGGGACCATCGCGAGGAACGGGTTGTTCTTGTAGACCAGATTCGCGATCTTCTGGTCATCATAAAGCTCCTTCAACGCCGCGTTCGCAGCGCCAAGGTCGAACGAGAACGACGGGCCGCCGCTCTGGTTCAGAACCGGCGAGGGGCCGGGGTTCGTGCTGATGCCGCCCGAGGGGACGGGGGTATAACCGGGATTGCCACTGGGCCAAGCCATGATGTTACCTGCCGCGAGCAACGCTCCATGCGTGCCCGCAAAGCCGTAGGGCCGCGCCATGCGTCCCATTCGGCGGGTTGTCGTTTAGGTGAAGACTTCGCCTTGCGTCGCTGCCGTTCCTAGTGGCTAACGTCCTTCAAGCCGGGCAAGCGCTGCGGCAATCCGTTCCGCCTCAGTACGCGGTCGCTGCGGACCCGCCGTCACGCTCGCACTCAGATTGTTCGACAGCGTCGGACCCATCTTCGGAGCCGGCGCCTGCGATCCAACCTGCGGTGAAGCCACTTGCTGCTGCGTCGCTGCGAACTTCTTGGTCGCTTGAGCCTTGCGAACCTCTGCCTCGAAGTACTCTTCAACTTGCTTGGCCGCCTCCGGAATCGTCAGCAACTTGGGATTGCGGACGCCCGCGCGGATCTGCTCGTTGTAGTGCTCTTCGATGACATCAGAAACAAGGCTTTCACCCTTGTAAAGATTTGTCAACTCGTAAGTCTCCGCGTGCTGCCCGACGTAGTCGGCAACCTCTTCGCGGAAGGCGGCGATGATGCTCTGCTGCTCGCGCAGCGTGGCCTCGCGCTGCTCCTTGACCAAACGCTCGCGGTCTTCCTGCGTCTGGCGCTTGACCTCTTCGATCTCGCGACGCAGCGACGCGGTCTCAAGTTCCGGCGTCGGCTGGTTGTCGTTCAGAACAAACTTGGTGATGTCCTCGTAGGTCAGCCCAAGCTGCTTCAACGCCTCAAGCGGGTTGGAAAGCGCCTGCTGCTTCGCCATCTGGAACGCGCGGATCTCCTCCGCCTGTCGCGCAATCTCCGCCTGCTGCGCGCGAACAGCCTGCTGCTTGCGGAAGACCTCCTGCTCCTTGCGCGCCAGAACCGCAAATCGATCCGCACGCGGACGCTCCGGAGCAGCCGCTGTTTCCGGCGCCGCCTCCGTAGTCGGTTCCGTCGCAGCAGGAACCTCCGGCGCAGCCGCGGGGGCCGACTCCGAGCCGACAGTCATGTTCGCCATCACTCCTTCAACACCCATCAGTCACTCCTTGGTTACTGTACCGGGACATTCGGTACAAGGTCACTGGGTCCAATCGGGATCGGCGGAGACAGCGCGGGACTCGTTGCTCCCGGCTGCGGCATGGCCGCCTGCACCGCGGCGTTCGCTTGCGCCGCTTCTTCAATCGCCTTCTTCGCGATGTCCTGCTCGACCTCCTTGATCTGATCCAAGAAACGACGAATCAGATCCAGACGGTCCTCCCGCAGATTGTTGAACTTGCCCTTGGCGTAGTACTCCAGCGCAAGCTGGCGCGCGAGAGCAAGATCATCCAAAGGATCCGGCGAAGTGTACTCGCCATCGTCAATCATGCGATCCAGCAGGCTGGTGAGGTAATCCTCCTCCGCGTTCGCCAGCGACTCGACTTGGTCAAGGTCGGGGAAGTCCAGCAACCGACGAGCCTGTCGCGGCGACAGGAAGCCTGCCTGCGCGTACTCTTGAATGGTTTGCAGCCGGCCCGCCGGATCGTGCGGAAGCGAAGAAACCGGGTAGCACTGCATGACGTAGTCATCTTGGGACAGCTTGATGTCCTTCCAGTCCACCTTCGCCAGACTCTTGCGGCCCGGGGAGCGAACAGCGTAACCGCCCTCCTGCTCCGCAATCATCTTCACGACTTCAATCGAAAGCCGTGCGACCTCCATGAACATGGTCTCGTACATCTTGGCCGGCGTGTGCAGACGATCCTGCTGGATGTCGTTGTACTCGCGGATCGCGCGACCGCTGTTCAGCCCCTCCGGCTTCAACGAAGAAGCCGCAAGCTGCGAAATGCCCGCCTGCTCGTAGCCCTTGTTGATCAAGTTCTGCAAGTGACTGAAGATCTCCGGAGCAACGGTCGGCGGCACCACGTACATGGGCGGCGTCCCCGTGTAGTTGATGATGCTGCCAACGTCGTTGTTCAGATGCTCCTTCACGATCTTCGAGCCGTTTTCGATGAACACCTTGAACGTGCCAGACAGGTGGAACGACCGCTGGATCATCCACAGAAGCTTGTTGATCTCCAACTGGATGTTCTGAAGCTGCTCCGCCAGACCCTGCCCCCAGAACCCGTAAAGCCGCTTGCTCCATTGCACGCGCGCGAACGGGAACCACTGGTGCGGCCAAGGCTCCATCTCGCCCAGAATAGCGCCGTCGATGCTGATGCAATGCTTGCCGTCATTGGCTCCCGGGCCGCTGGCGAGATGCCACGACTCGCGCACCGTCAGCATGTCCGCCACGATGCTGCGACCGTTCTCTTCGGTACGGCTTGGCTTCGCTCCGCCGATCTTGGCCGCATCCTCCGGAAACATGTCGAACAGAACTTGCCGGTCGACTTGCTTCACGCGGTGCATCTGTCGAGGCTGACCGTAAAGCGACTCGACATCGTCCACGAAGATCTCGCTCGCCATCACGCGCTCATGGCAAACGCGGTTCCCCTTCGGGAATACGTGAATGAACCCGTCGCCCCAGACGGCAGCGTCGCGGAAAACATCCACGCCGATGGAATAGGTCGAGTTCTCGTAAAACACGCCCTCAAGGAACGTGTTCAGCTTCTTCGCCTCCCGCTGCTTGCGGTAGTCGCCGTCGCTGGTCAGAAAGAACGGCCGCGGGCGATTCCGCGTGATCCGCGCGACCGCCGTGTCCGTCACGCTCTGAACAAGGTTGTAGCTGATGCGGTCGCGAAGCGCGGGCTGCGCCGCCGCAATCTTCGAGAACGACACGCCCGCCAACGTGGTCGGCGCAAGGTTCCCGTACAGACGCGAGGACACGATCCACTGCGTCGCGCGAAACGACTGCGTGTCGCGAATCAGATTCAACGTCCCCGAAATAACGTCGGCCGCCTGCTGGCCGTCCAGCATCCACCAACGGGTCTCCTTGTTGTCCGGAAACTTGCCGGGAACGCCGGAACGCTCGCCGCCAACCGAAAAATCACGAAACTCAATGGGGGCCATTCGAAGACTCCTTTTCGAACCCGACCGGACGCTTGCGGGCGCCAAACAGCCGCCACAGGATCTTGAACGACTGCTTCTGCCGGTCAGCGTCCATCTGCGGGTACCACGCCTTGCACAACTGGAAGACGATGAACACGCGCTCTTCGGCGGTCAACGGCGCAAGTTCCCCGTACCAAGGGCGCCGCATCGCCTTCAGATCCTCCACGATCTTTTCTTGGTTTGCAAATCCGGCCCACAGAGCCGCGCGCCAAAGTTCATCTCGCGGATGCTTCTGCTCGCCTTCCGGCTGCTCGCCGTCACGCATGGATGATCTCCTGCTTCGTGCATTGCTCATGCGAGCAACCCAGCAAACATCCCGCCTCGCTGTGGTCGGTCACCCAAGAGTGCCCGCACGCGCACAACGCGCCCGTCGAATCCTCGAACGCCGACATGGGAGGAGCCGGCGAAACGTCAATCGCCTGCCTCACCGCCATGGGGTCCAGTTCTATCTCCAGTTCGCTTACGCGCAGCCGGCGAACCCCGTGCTGCCGCATGAACGCAATCCAGTCGGCCGCGTCGCGCTGCGTCATGGCGGCACCGTACCCCCGCAAAGCCTTCCTGTCCAGACTGCAATCAAGACTCAGTCCCCCAGAGCGCAAGTTCGCCTTCGCGGTTGTTCTTCTCCTGCTGCAACAACTCCAACTCCCGCTCCTCCTGCAAGATCATCCAATCCGCTTCCTCGCGGCCATAGCGTAACCCGTTCGGCTGCCTCGCATCCGCAAGCCACTGGTAGCAATGCCGCCAAGCGTACAACGCCGCGTCGGCGCAATGGTTCGGCGCCGCAGGGTGCTCTTCCCGGCGCTGGCTTCTTTCGTCCCAGATCAACATCCCGTATTCGTCAATCAACGGAGCGGCCGCCTTGCGGTGCAGCTTGATCCATCCGCTGATGAAGTCCGCGTTCATCAGTTCGATGAAGTCCGACTTCCCCGCCTTCTCCGCCGGCGTCAACGGGATGTCGTGGCGACGCCGCATCTCCTCCACCGCTTGCTTGTTCGCGTTGTCGATGATGATCCGGTCGAACTCGAAGCGGCCCATCAGCTTCCGCGTCTGGTCCGCCACCTCCGTGATGTCGCACTTCTCTTTCTTGTGCGCTCCCAACACGTACAGCGTCCGGTCGAAGTCATGGTACGCGCACACGACCCACGCGGTCGGATCGTTGAATCCCAAGTCGATCCCCAACACGTAACGCCAACGGCCGTTCAGCCCCAACTTCGGAAGTTCGTCAAACACGTTCTTCGCGTCATCGAACTTGTACACAAGGTTCGTCTGGTTCACGACCCACTTGCCCAAGTAGTGCTGCTGGAACAGCGGAGTCTCTTCAATCAACGGGTTCGCCAACTTCAAGTCTTCGATCTCCGCCTTCCACTGCTCAGAAACCTTCGGGTTGTCGAACGCCGTCCAGCGGTAGCAAGACCATCCGTCCTTCGTCCACTGCCCCGGCTCTCCCGGGTTCTGGTTCTTCGTCAACTCGTAAAACAATCCCCGCTTCATGTTTCCCGGGGTTCCGATCATTGCAATCGTTCCACGGTAATCCGCCGTCGCCGGCTTCAAGATGCCGTACACCGTTTCGTTCAAGTCCACGTTGTACGAAGCCGCTTCGTCCACCGCGACCGCCTTGAACTTCTGCCCCAGCGCCTTCTCTTTCTCCTGCTCGTCCGCGTCCATCCCCAGCAGATAAATGATGCTGCCGTTGGGCAGCGTCACGCTCAGTTCCGTTTCGTTGAACCGACAGCCCAGCCCTTGGTCGCGGTCAATCGTCTTCAGTACGTCCTTCCACATGATCCGCTTCGCCATCGCTCGCGTCAGCGCTACGTACAAACACGACACGTTCGCGTTCTTCCACGCCGCCTCCAGCAGCATCAGCCCCGCCGCGTAACTCTTCCCCGCGCGCCGCGTACACAACAGCACCTTCATCCGCGCCGGATCGTCCAAGAACTTCGA